ATCGGAATGCCCGACTGGACTTCCTGCGAGGGCTGGGGAGCATACCGATAAAGGCGTAGGAGGACAGAGAGCATGGCAAAAAAAGAGACAACGGCAGAACAGATGGCACGGGAGGCAGTGGAGAAAGCCCTGAAAGATGTGCTGGCTGGTTTCGAGCTGAAAATCCAAAAGGCGTTTGAACTGGGCGCGGAGATTGGAGCTGCAAAGGGCGCGGAGATTGGAGCGCGGGCAGCTCTTGAGGCCGTGGAGCAGGAACGTCAGAAGTTCAAGGAAAAGAGGCTCAACCGTCAGTTGCGGAATACCCGCCTTTTATTGCAGCACTACCGCAGCCTGAACAGCCATTTTGCGAATGCCGTATGGGAGGAGGGCGAGAACGATGCAGACCAATTCGTAGACATTATGGAGCTGATGAGCGCGAGAGATTATGCGGACGAGGTATTTGTGGACAGTATTAAGAAATCGTCTGAAAAGACCTGTATCATCATGCGGCACGTCAATACGATGCTGGATGAGTACAGGACGATGTGCGAGGAGAGCCGCCGCCCGGAGGACGCGAGGCACTGGCGTGTTATTGAAGCTCTGTATTTGGGTGAGGTGAGAATACCAGCCCAAGAGATTGCGGAGCGGGAGAGCATTGACAAGCGCACTGTGTACAAAGACGTGGATGCTGCCGTGGATGATTTGACGATGCTATTTTTCGGTGTGGAGGGCATCGAAAAGCTCTGAAAAACACCGAGGGCACTTTTTGGGCATTTACATGGCACTATGCCGAGTGGTATGATTGAAGCTGAAAATTTGTCAAGGCTTCAAATATGCCGCCGTCAGGGTGCCGAAAGGACTATGACCGGCATATTTTTTTACGCCGGATTGCCCCAAAACAGGGCAGAAAGGATATGAAGCCATGAAAGACAAATTGCAAATCGTCTACAAAAAGCTGGACGAGATTTACCCGTACAAGAATAATCCCCGGAAGAATGACGACGCGGTGCAGTTCGTGGTGAACAGTATCGCGGCGGTTGGCTTTCTCAACCCGATACTCGTCAACAGCGAGGGCGTTATCCTTGCCGGACACACCCGCCTGAAAGCGGCGAAGTTCTTGGGCATGGATGAGGTGCCGGTCGTATATGTGGACGACCTATCCGAAGAACAGCAGAGGGCGTTCCGGCTTGCTGACAATAAGGTTGGCGAGATGGCTGAATGGGACGAGGATTTGCTGGGCGAGGAGCTTGCCTCCATCCTCAACATTGATATGAGCCTGTTCGGATTTGATGGAGACAGCAGCCTCGGCGACGATATGCTGGATGATAAATACACCCTTGCGGTGAACATCCCGCAGTATGAAATCACCGGCGAATGCCCGAAGCTGCCAGATTTATTGGACACGGACAAGAGCAAAGAGCTGATTGCGGAGATTGAGGCATCCGGGGTGACGGACGACGAGAAAGCGTTCCTGATTGAAGCCGCCAAGAGGCATAACGTGTTCAATTACAGGAACATCGCAGAGTATTACGCCCACGCCGAGCCGGAGATGCAAAGACTGATGGAGAAGTCCGCGCTCGTAATCATCGACGTGGACAATGCCATCGCCAATGGATATGCGACCCTGATGGCTGATGTGCTGGATATGATGGAGGGCGACGATGCGTAATGTGATGCTGATAATCAGCCACAAACGCCCGAAATGCTCCACGGTGAAAGCCCTGAAAAAAGCCGGATACCAAGGCGACTGGTTTATAGTGGCTGACGATTTGGATGATACGGACTATGAGGGACTGTACAAAGGGCACGTAGTCCGATTTTCAAAGATGGAATACGCGAAAAAGGTAGACACGGCAGACAATTTTGGAAAGCTGACCACCCCGGTATATGCCCGTAATGCCTGTTTTGATATAGCGAAAGAAAAAGGCTACGACTGTTTTGGATTGCTGGACGACGACCTGAACGATTTCAATTATCGGTATCTGGACGGCAAGAACCTGAAAAGCAAAAAGGTGAAGAACCTGACCGGCATCTTTGAAGCCTACTGCAAGTTCGTGTATGACAGCGGATTTGCTTGTGGCGGTTTTGTAAGTGCCGGACGGCTTATCGGGGGGGGTGGCAACCCATTGGCACGGAAGTGCTTTTATTACAACCCGACGAACGCCTATATAATCAACACCCACGTGGAGCAGTTCCCGTTTATAGGGACGCTCTGGGAAGATAGCATTTACTGTTACCTGAACAATATGACGGGAAAGATTGCGGCGGCGTTCATGCCGGTCGTAATATCCATGACTAGCCCCGGAAGTATGGAGGACGGAGGAAACCAAGACCTGTACGCCGCTACCGGCGCGTATGTAGCCGAGAGCTATGGCAATATGGTTATCCCATCCTTTTTCAGATGGACGGATGGCTGCAAGGGACACCGTTTCTCGTCTGATGTTCCGAGAATAATCAGCGATAGGTGGAAAAAATGAGAAACGACTTTGCTGTTTTTATCCTGACGCACGGGAGAGCCGAGAACGTGGTGACGCTCAAGACGCTCAAGCGAGGAGGCTATACCGGCAGATGGTATTGCATCATAGACGATGAGGACGACCAAGCAGACCTGTACCGGGAGAAGTTTGGGGCAGATAAGGTTATCGTTTTTGATAAACAGGCGGCGTATGACCGCGCAGACACGATGGACACGTTCAACGACCACAGGGCGATTATATATGCCCGGAATGAGAGCTGGCGTATTGCAAAGGAACTGGGGCTGACCTATTTCCTGATGCTGGACGACGATTACAAATCCATCGACTACCGATATGCGGATAAAGGGGCTTTGCGATATAAGCCCGTGAAAGATTTTGACCGCATATTCGAGGATATGCTGGACTTCCTTGATGTGAGCGGCGCGGACACCGTGGCGTTTGCGCAGGGTGGTGACTTTGTTGGAGGATTGCAGGGAGGCAATTTCAAAAAAGGGCTGATGCGAAAGGCAATGAACTCCTTTTTCTGCCGGACGGACAGACCGATTGAGTTCCGGGGCACGATGAATGAGGACGTTGTAACGTACACGACCTTGAGCAGCCGAGGACACCTGTTTTTCTCATATACAGGCTTTGCCGTAATCCAGTTGCCGACGCAGAGCCTCACGGGAGGAATGACCGACGCATACAAAGAGGGCGGCACGTACCTGAAAACCTTTTACGCGGTCATGTCCATGCCGAGTGCCGTGTCCGTTGGCATGATGTACACCAAGCACAAGCGCATCCACCACCGAATTGACTGGGGGGCGGTTGCGCCGAAGATACTAAACGAAAAATGGAGGAAAGGAGGAACAAAGTTTGAACATAACGGGCGATAAGATGCTAAGTCACCTTGACCGGGTGGCGGGAGAACATAAGCCGATTACGGCAGACGTGTTCCTGACGAACTACTGCAATAACAAGTGTCCGTACTGCACCTATCGCCGGTGGGAGCTTGACGCAGGAGCAAGAGCCATGACGTTTGATGAGTTCCGGCAATACGCGACCCGATTGCGGGAACTGGGAGTGCTGGGCATTATCCTGACGGGAGGCGGTGAGCCTACCCTATGCCCGGACTTTATGAGCATCACAAAATGGCTTGAGGATGAGGGCATCCATTATGGGATAAACACCAATTTCAACAGCCTTTTGTTTTTCAAGCCCGATTATCTCAAGGTCAGCCTCGACGGATATGACGAGGATAGCTACGAGAGGTCAAGAGGGGTGAGGAAATACCGGCAGACTGTGGAGAACATCAAGGCGTATGCGGCATGGCGAAGAACGTGCAGCCCGAAAACCAGCCTCGGCATCCAATGGGTAGCGAATACCGTGGAGGATGTACGGGCGTTCTATGACGCAAACAAAGGTCTTGATGTGGATTACATTTCGTTCAGACCATTCGAAAGCACCGGGGGTAGGTATTATGCAGAGGACATAAAGAAAGCCCAAGCACGGGAAATCATGGCGGCTATCGAGGAGTTGGCGGCGCACGATGAGAGGGTGACGCTCAACTTCAAGTGGAATATGCTCGAACAGCAGGAGCCGAGCTGCACAGCAGAATGGGCGCAGATAGCCCTGAACGAGCGCGGCGAGGTTATGTATTGCTGCCATAAGCCATATCAGATTGTCGGTCACATTCTGGATGAGGACATCATGCAGAAGAAAGCCGAAGCCGGAACGGATATGGCGATGTGCGATATTCCCTGCCGTATGACAGCCCCGAATATGTTTGTCCACCAAACCCAGATAAAGCGAAAGGATGCCCATTTCATCTGAACAATGGGTTGATTTTTGCATTTACGGAGGAGGTGGTGACGGATGGCGAATGCAGACAACCTAAAGGGCAAGGGCTTTGAGAGCCGAAGCACCGACGAAGTACGAGAAATTGCCCGCAAGGGGGGCATTAACTCCGGCGCTACCCGACGAAAAAAGCGGACAATGAAAAGCGGGGCAAAAATGCTCATGGATATGCCCGCGTCTAAAGCCATCACGCAGAAAATGAAGATGCTGGGCATCGAGGAGGATGATGCGACCTACCAAATGGGCGTTCTCGTGGCAATGCTGCAACAGGCACTTGATGGGAACGTCAAGGCGGCACAGTTCTTCCGTGAGATGATAGGCGAAGACCCCAAGACCGAGCTTGCGAAGCAGGAAATGAAGCTCCGCAAGGACGAGTTCAAACATAAACAGGAGCAGGAGGCAAAGGCAGAAGCCGAGGCAGCCGAGAGCAGTACGTTTGCCGATATGATTTTGGAGGCTTACGAGAAGCGATTGGAGGACGAGAACGATGGCGATGAGTAAAGAGGCTATCCTTTTCTATGCCAATCACCCTGTCGAGTTTGTGGAGGACGTAATCGGCGCGAAGCCTGACCCCGACCAGCGCGAGATACTGGAAAGCCTCGGCCATAATCAAATGACGAGTGTGCGAAGCGGTCACGGCGTTGGAAAGAGCGCGGTCGAGGCGTGGGCGGTTATATGGTTTTTATTGACCAGACCGTTCCCGAAAATCCCATGCACAGCCCCGACGCAGCACCAGTTATTCGATATTCTGTGGGCAGAGGTGAACAAATGGAGGCGCGGCAATCCGCTATTGGAGCGGGAACTGATATGGACGCATGAAAAGCTGTACGTCAAAGGTCATTCTCAAGAGTGGTTTGCGGTAGCCCGAACAGCCACGAAGCCGGATGCCCTGCAAGGTTTTCATGCGGAACACGTGCTGTACATCATAGATGAGGCGAGCGGCGTAGACGATAAGATATTCGAGCCTGTGCTTGGTTCGCTGTCCACGCCCGGAGCAAGGCTGCTCATGTGTGGCAACCCGACACAGCTATCCGGCTTTTTCTATGACAGCCACAACAAGAACAGAGGGAATTACAGGACGTTCCATATAGATGGGAGAACGTCGTCAAGAGTGTCGCAGGAGTACGTGGACACCATCATCAATATGTACGGTGAGGACAGCGACATATTCCGGGTGCGAGTTGCTGGCGACTTCCCGTTGCAGGAGGATGAGGTCTTTATCCCTC